TACTGATTTAATTTGATTTGGATAAAAAGCAACCCAATGAGCACCATCCAGTATACCATCAAACCCACCTGCTTCAATTATCCTTTTTAACGCATCAGTATTGTTGCCTACATGGTCTGGGTGAGGAAATTCAGTATCCTTAATAGATTTAACCCTGAAATTTGCCACACTTTTTAATTCCTCATCATTCATATGTTGATTTGCTGCAATCATTTCTTTGTAGTATTGTTTTTTCATGGGTGTAGACATAATGCTTACACCTCTAATATAGGGGTTTTTAATACTTAGATACACAGGTATTATTTGGGCACCTGTTTTATATTTTCTAGCGGTTCGGATATGCTTGGCATATCTATTAGCATCATCTAATTTTGGGGAAAAATAATAACCTGATGGATTATTTCCCCCATTGTTTATCATTCCCTTTATCGTCGGTGGTTTGAATTCGCCTCCTTCAAACCCCTTGGGTGATCCGTGATATACTCTTAGTGGGTTACCGTCGGTATCAACAACCTTACTACCGGCAAACCATTTCTTAAATTCAGGGGTTGATGTTGATATACCAAAGATTGAGTTTGAAGTAGAAGCTTTTGTTTGTATTTCATCTGGATTATCTGGATCTATTAAATAATTTTTTGGAATATGTGTGTATATAGCAATTCCCATTTCTTTAAAAGCACCCAATATAGATGCCATATCATCGGCTGTGAGCTCTGGAAATGCCTTGGTAATTTCTTTTTTTAGTATATAACCACGGTCTTTTCCTGCGCGAATTAATGATTTGAATTTATTTCGCCGTTCGGTATCTGGGTTAGTATCTTCGGCTGATTCATCCACAAAATCGTTACTTGGTTTGCCTGCCTGATGCCCACGAATAAATTTAAGTGCTTGTTTTACCAGTGGTTCTGATACATCTTTAAGACTAATAGCAAAGTATTTTAGGTTAATGCTGCCCTTTAATTTTCCTGTTGCTAAATGTGCACGACACCATCCAATTTTTTTGTCACCAGTGTAGATATCAAACTCATAGACATTGAAAAATTTATCATTACGATCTGATTCTCCACTAATATTTGTTATTTCTAATTTTAGTTCATCATCGCTATTTCCAGAGCTTGGGGCAAATTCGCTTAATTGACTTTCAGTACTGATATTATTTGAATCACTTGGTGATCTGTTGTACACAGATTTAATTTGATTTGCGCTAAATGCTACAGCTTCACGAATAGTTCCATCTTCGTCATAGTACAGTATCCCGTCATGTCCTAGTTTCACCGCCCGTGAAAAAATCTCATTAGTTAAGTTTCCTTTTACTTCATACGCTTTTTCCACCATATCGCTGGCTTTTTCTGGAGATACACCCAACGCTCGTAGTGCCAGCCCAGCCATATCACGGCCATATACATAGGTAATTTCAACTGGGTTTACAATTCTTGCGTATAAAGGTAATACATTATTACCTGTTTTGTGCTTAACATCAAACGCACTTGTCATGGCGTATTCACTGGCAAAAGCAGGATCTGGAGTCATGTAAATGCCTTTACCTAGCGCTCCTTCTTTACTGAGTTTGAATATAGCTATATTTTGGTTTGTGCCGTGATAAAGCACTATGGGTTTACCCATAGCATCAACTACCTTACTTCCGGCAAACCATCGTTTAAATTCATCTGTACTAAGTGTTTGTGATTCATTTAATTTGCCTTTGCCCACACTGCGTGATTCAAACTTATTATAATCCTTGGCAACTTTTTGCTCACTACCTTTACTGGGGAACCCCTGCTGTGGTTGAGCTGAAGGTTGTGATTTATTTTTCTCAAGTGTTTTTGTAGCCGCATCAAGCGCTCTGGATTTTATTCCATTCAATGTTCTAGTATCTAATTCTCTACCATCTTCTTTAGCTCGTTGAACCAATACATTATAATACTTGTTTGCCAACTGCATATATTGTTGTAAGTTATTTTGATCAGTGGCATGGGCACCACTGGAACCCAATGCGCCTAATGCTAACGCACCAGCACCTACTATATTTTTCCATCCTTCCGACACACCCTGACTACCAAATGAAATATTGGCAACATCGGATACCTTAATGTTAACTAACTTAAGTGTACCGACTGCTAGCCTAGCAAAATACCCTTGATTGTGAAGATGCATCATGGCATAATAAAGATAATTTGGATCAAGTACATCAGTCCTGACAATCTTAACGCCAATTCTTTCTGGTGTAAATTCTTTTACAGGTGTACCAACTGTCTTATCACTACCCTTGCGAATTAACCAAAAATCTGCGTCAGGCATATTAGTGGCAACTGTTGCCAGATCTTTAAGTCTGGTTCCGCCGGTGTGTTCTGTCTCATTGATATCTCTAGTAGAGCTTGGCTCAATACCTGTGGCGAATAATTCAGGATGTAGTTTGCCATACTGCCGCATAAGCACACCAGCCTGAGCATTAGCTTCATTTTCGTATTCGCTACCATCTTCACCTGCGTTGGCAGGAACTTGCTCATGTTCATTTTGTTTTTGATGTACTAACTCATGCGCCACGGTTCGTAGCACATCCATAATATGTCTGCCACCGATACCAACTTCTAATTCTTTAGTTCCATCGTTGTATCGTCCAAATGTCTTATTGCGCACAGACCATTGTGGATCACGGCGTATTCTTAGGCTAATGTCTTTATCTATACCTAGTTGATCGGCACAAAACTCCATGAAGTTCTTAATAGTACTTTTATCATCACCTTTTTCTTCATTGGTAAATTGAGCAGTGGTGGGGTTAGTCCCATCCGGAGTTAGTTCTACTTCTTCAATATAATCTTTGCCATATCCGTATTTGGCTGAAGTACGAACTCGTTCTTTTAAACTTAGCTCTTGATCTTTTGCTGCTTGTCTGGCGGTATTTAATTTTTTGATATCACCCTTATTACGGAGTATTTTGAATGCTAGATTTTCAGGGCCAAACTCACCTTTCTCGGATAACCCAGTGCTACGCATTAGCCTAATTTTGTCCATAAGCTCGTTCATCTGAGCTAAATCACCAGTCTTGATAACATTTTTAATGCGCTTACTTAGGTCTTGGTACTTGCTTCGTACACTAACATCGTCTATATCAGCATGTACACGGCGAGGAATCTGAATCCAGCTGCTATTTAGTATACTATAAATTCCCTGACTATGGTGTTCTTCTGTGGCATCCTGTACATAAACCTCAACCGGAATACCCTTGATAGTGATAGTATTTTCTTTGTTGTATATAGACTTCTTGGCTGAAAATAACTCTCTGTATACATCCTCATGTTCTACATTTGATAAATCAACAATTAAGTGTAAATCTATATCAGAATGGGGTGTATATGAAAAAGCAGCATTACTTCCGGATATGGTTATATCGGTAAGGTTTAGATCTTTAACTCCTATAAATTCACCAAAGTCAGTGGCTATAGCCATCAATTGATCATGTATCTCAGGATGTAAATTCTCGCGCCGATCCCATAAAACAGGATTAAGGGTATCATGAAACTTCACGGCATCTGCTAAATTATAGGATTCAAGTTGATTAATATTCATATTAGTTATATTTATTAAAAAACAAAAACCGCTATAGAATCAACTATCTCTTCCATTCATACACATAAGTGTGTTTTCCGGCTGTATCCTTATAATAAGCCGATCCATCTGCAAGAGCATCTTTAATGCGTTGAGCAAATGGCTTTAATTTACCATTATACATGGTTCTTATGGATTTGTCATGGTAAGATCTACCATTTAGCATGATAACCTTGGCACCTTTGGTCATACCCAGATACTGAAAGTTAGAAGCTTTGTAAATTATACCGGTATGCCCATGTTCTTGATCAGCATAGGACACCACCTTTTTAATTGAAGTATTCAATCTAAGATAACGCATCATTTTTGAGATAAAGTAAGATTCTGTGTTTCTGGGAGTATCATCTATACAGCACAATCTTCTTAATTCTATGATATCTTCTGGCTTGTCCGAATATTTTTTGTATTGGTTTCGCATGGCCATTCTGCCAAAGAAAGCAGCACCTATGATAACGTCATCATAGGTCAATTTAAAGCAATAATCAGAAATACAACCGTTAATAGATTTTGAATAATGATTAGTTTCAATAAAATTGCTTATCTCTTGTCTTGAACATAGAGACACTTTCATATCTTTTACTTTCATAATTACCATTCAAAAATATTTGGTGATACTGGCATAACAGGTACTTCAATTTCATACCGTTGTGTATCGCCTTTTGGATAAGGTTCAGTTTTATATTTCAATTGTGCCAATAATGTTTTTTTCTGCTGTTTGTTGCCTAGGATGTATATGTACCGGTGTTTTCTTGATCGTTCTTTTAGGTAGAAATCATCACCATAGGTATCCCGCATAAATTGAGCTCGGCTTCCACGAATACCACTGGTAATATGTCTGGATCTATCTGCGATAGTTTGCCCATGTAGATGTTCCATACCCTTGACTTTCCAATCTGTACGCTTGGCAGACAATCCGGTATATAGAAAATTACAAGCCTGATATACATAACCAACATGACCCTGCCCCATGTCAGCATAACTAACTACTATATTTGGTTTTGGTAGCATTGCCAAGCTTCTTGATACTAAAAAACTTGAGGCATTCTTTACCGGTGATTTAAGGCATAACCTGTTCAGTTCAAGAACAATACCTTTGTTTTCTACTCCGGCAACACCTGTCTTTAGGGAAGATGATGCCGGCGTACCGTATGTAACGACACCAATCAATTCATCGTCAATGTACATCCCGAAAGCGTAAGAGATACTGGGAATACGTTTGGCATAATGAATTTCTTTAAGCCAAACGTATGTATCTTTTGATGCTATTGGTACAACTTTCCAGTTTAATGTGGGTTTCGTGATGTTCATTGTACCTTATTTAGATTGGGTTATTTCTTTTTCTTGCCCTTGCTGGTTGCTACAACTTTTGCCACCGGTTCAGCAGGAGCAGGCGGAGCTGATGTATCTGCTACCGCAGGAGCAGCTTGTACCACTGATTGTGCTTGATTCTGCATAGCAAGAGCATGTAAGTCTTTATATAGCTGATCCTGGGTAGAATAATCGAAGACATATGTACCAGTATGACGCAATAATACACGTTTGTCAACCCATACTTTACCACCTATATCACGCCAGTTTTCGCAGAATGTCCAATCTTCTGAGTAGTAACGATTCTCACGAACAGCTGTATCAAAGTATGTTTTCATGTAAACATTCAATTCTGGTGGTAGACCGATATCACTATTGAATGGCTTGACAGCAGGGTGAGCGTTTAACTTCTCAAATACACCACGCTTCATTAGCAAGAAGCCTGTGCCAGTTTTGGTAACTTCTTGTAGACCATCGGGACCTTCTTCGGCACCGTCAAATCCGTTGACACACCACTTGACTGGAAGTGATTTCATGGGGTACAATCCACCGATAACGTCTACGTCACGATTTAACATGACTAGCAAATGCCATGGCTCCCAGCCGATATCAGCATCAATGAACATTAAGTGTGTTGAGTCTGGGTTTGACAGGAACTTGGCTGTAAGTGTGTTACGAGCACGAGAAATCAATGATTCGTTTGTCATTGTTTCCATAGTCCAATCAATACCTAACTGACGGGCTGTATTAGCCCATTTAATATAACTCATAAAAGTAGATTCAGTAAGCATACCACCATAGCATGGCATACAGATATGTACTCTGGTTGTTTTTAAGAAGTCAACGTTGACTTGTACTTGTCCTGCTTGCGGTGATTGATTTACTGGAGCAGCCGCAGCGGTTGGTGTTTCAGTAGTAGGTGCCGCTGTTGTATCGGCTGGTTGTGTATTTGGCATAAATTCCTCATTAAATTATGTACTAATATTTACGCTGTAGCACATCACTAGTAAAATTTTCTGCCTGTTTTTTCGTCAATATAGTTTGGATGCATGTCTTCGGTTGTTACCATATAACTTAGGTTAGCTTCTCGTTCAGCCACTAGGGTTGATTCCAATAATTTTGCTAGTTTCGCTCTGCGTTGTTTGTTTTCATTTCGTACTACTGGCATGGGTTGATCTATAACATCGCCATCAAGACTTGGTTCTTGAACTACGATGTCCGATAATTTCTTGGCAACACCAAGTTTCTTATCAAACAATTCCTTGATAGCATAATCATCCATACCATATAAATCATGAATGATATGTTCACGGTCATTATCATTTCCATTTATATATTTTTCACGAATAGTGCTGGCGCTATTGGCATCATCACCCATTACTTTAAAATCTACGGTAGGAGTTATCATAACATAAGCATGTTTGCTCATGGATTTTAACTTTTTTCCACCTTCTGGATACGGCTGCATATATGTAGCCTCACCATTCTTCTTAATGCCATATTTGAATCTAGCTGAATCACCATCCATGTCTTTTTCACTTACAGCAAATATCAATACTGTATCATCTGGATCTGCCACATCCTTAACAATTTCTTGTGCCTGATACGGATTGCGTACCTTGGCAATATGACTGGCAGGAATTCCCAGCTTGGTTAACACTTGTACTTTATCCTCAAAACTAAATGGATTGGTAACTGGCGCAGTTATATCGCTAGTAGCCACATATACATTTTCCTCGCCAAATTTATCAACCAGATAATTGTAGCTAGATTTGTGTCCTAGATGTCCGGGTTGAAATCTACCAGGATAAATTACTAAAGTTTTCATTAATAAACCACATTTGCTGAGTTTAGGGAACCAGCAGTAAAGTCAGTTACTTTAGCCCGTAACCATACAAAATTGCCGATCATGTTAATTGCCTGTGTATCTGTAGTAGGAACACTGGCATTACCATAGGTTTCAACTTCAAACCATAGTGCCTGCTGTGTCCAGTCATTTAGTGTAGCTTCAATAGTAACAACTCCCACGAACCCTGTTGCTTGTATCATGGCAGTCTGGGCTGAGCCCTGTCCACCATAATAGTTCGCAGCAGGAATAGCATTACCAATAAAACTGGTACTGGATCCATCATAATTACCGGATGGAGTCCCGTATGTTGTGGCTGGAAGTAACGCTTCGTTTGTGAAAGTTGTCATAGTCTATTATTTATACTTAAACTGCCGGAGTTTCGCCACCCAGTATAATGATACCAGAGTTATCTACTGTAGCTACTTTTGCTGTGGGAATAATGGTAAATTCAATTTTATCATCAGCCATAATAGCATTGATAATACAGTTATCCAGACGCTCAAACAGGATTTTCTTACTAAGCGGTACTCGGATAAGTTCATCAATCTTACGATTTAATGGACGGGCACCCATCTTGTTATCATAACCCTTATCAGCCAGCATATCAATAACTGCTTCTGTGAGATTAAGTTTGATATTCTTAGTAGTCAAACTTGTCTGTAACTGATCAACAAATTTCAATACAATTTTCTTAATGGCAAGTGTATCTAGTTTCTTGAAGCGACAGATTTGATCAATACGATTACGCAATTCTGGCTTAAAGAAGTCCTTCATTGCTTTATCTTCTGATCCTGTTTTTTCCAGTGATTTACCAAAACCAATATTATTGTTTTCGTTATCTCTGGCACCAAGGTTACTGGTCATGATAATGATACAATTCTTGAGATTAACTGTTTTACCGTTGGCACCGGTAATTCTAGCTTCATCAAGCATTTGTAACATAATGTTAATAACATCAGGGTGAGCCTTTTCAATTTCATCAAACAACAAAATTGAATAGGGATTCTTACTGATATCACTAATAAGTTTACCACCACCGATGTTACCATCTTCAAAGCCAACATAACCCGGAGGAGCACCGATAAGCGAACTAACTGTATGCTTCTCCTGAAACTCACTCATGTCATACTTTAACAATTTCATATCAAGATGTTCGGATAGAAGTTTGGCTAATTCAGTTTTACCTGTACCGGTAGGGCCTAAGAATAAGAAGCTGGCAATAGGACGGTTCTCGTTACCGATACCCGAGAAGTTAATGTATACACGCTCAAGTACACTATCTACCGCAGCATCCTGTCCATACAGTTTTTCTTTAATGTTGCCCTCAAGACCAACAATATTAGTTGAACGCTCATTCTGTAAACGATCCATAGGAACTTCAGTAACACGGCTTAACTGTTCCATGATCATTTCTTTTGTAATGGTAACATTACCCTTATCTTTGACTCGTTCCTTGGCGCAAGCACCATCTAACAGGTCAATTGATTTATCTGGATTCTTGCGATCATGAATGTAACGACCCGACAGGTCTACAGCTGCTTTAATTGCAGCAGTGTCAATAAGTACATCATGGAATGTTTCAAGACGAGGTGACAAGCCAATAAGAATCTGCTCTGTAACTTCTGCGTTAGGTTCATCAATTGATACACGATGGAAACGGCGCATTAGCGCACGATCCTTCTCAAATGATTCGTAGTATTCTTCCCACGTAGTGCTTGCAATTACTTTAAGGTAACCCTTGGTAATAGCCGGCTTTAGCATGTTGGCAAAATCAAGTGATGATTGCGAGCTTGCCCCCGCACCCTTCATTGTATGTGCTTCATCAACGAATAAAATACAATTTTTCTTGGCTTCTAACGCACCAATAACCTGTTTGAATTTTTCTTCAAACTCGCCACGATACTTGCTGCCGGCAAGTAGAGATCCGATTTCCAAACTCCATACTTCATAACCATTGAGAAATGCAGGCACGTTATTTTTTACAATCTCTTGGGCAAGACCTTCGGCAATAGCAGTCTTACCCACACCCGGATCGCCCACCATCAGTACATTAGCTTTAAATTTACGAGCTAGCACAGTAATGATTTCATCCAGTTCAGACGATCTACCAATCATTGGCTCTAATTTATCTTCGGTGGCCATCTTAGTTAGATTGATACAGTATTCAGTAAGAATTTCATCAGCTTCAGAGGATGAAATCTCTGATTCTTCGTATTTGTAATTGGCATCCCAATAATCTTTGAACTCTTGTTTCTTCACGCCATATTTCATAAGGAAATAATTGGCATGACTATTATGCTCACTGGTCATAGCAAGATATAAATCGTAGGTAGTCATTGTGCGACGACCTTGAAATAACACAGCAGTCATGGCACGATTGAAACAACGCTCAAGGGAATTAGTTTTGCGTGGATTAACTTCTTTTTTCTTACTGGCAATACTTACCATGCCATGTAGATATGCATCTAATTCTAGATCCATTAGATCCACACTAGTTCCAAAACCGTCCAGTGCCTTACGAAAAGGCTCATGACTAATTAGTGCTAGTAAAACATGTTCGGTTACGACATAATCGTGATGTTTGCCTCGTGCTATCTTAATAGCCTGATTGACAATTAGTTCAATTTCTTTGTTATTCTGCATAAATTCCTTTTAGTACTCATAGTATATAGCTGGTTAATGGGAAAGTCAAGTAATACAATTATTTAATCTGTGCTGCCTTAATCAAAGTTAGTAATTCGTCATTGATAGTACTTGGCATTTTAGCCTGTACCCTTATCAAAAAATCGCCAGTTTTTCCCTGCCGATTTCGTAATCCTTTATCTTTTAATCTCATCAAACTACCGGGAGGAGTTAGAGGAGGAATATTGACAGCATATTGAGTACCTAGCAAGTCTGCTACCTCAGTGTCACATCCTGCCAGACAATCCCAAATAGATACAACATGTTCTGTTACCACAGTTAGTCCACTTCTTTGCCACTTGGGATTAGGATGTATTCTATAGTTGATAATTAAATCAGTGCCACCAGGTCCAATACCCGTATATTGAACATTATCCCCATCATTGATACCCAGAGGTATTTCAATCTCAATATTTGAAGTACCGTGCTGAGTTCCCACACTCACTGTACGATTACCACCCTTTGCTACATCTTGAAGAGTAATCCACAAACTCATTTGAGTATGAGTTTGTCTATGTCGCTGTCCTTGGGGTGGAAATCCTGCGCCACCACCACCTCCGAACATGTTGAAAATAGTATTGAAGTCAAATCCTCCTGGTCCTCCAAAATTGAATTCAACATTCTTTGATGGATTATCGTATTGCGCACGTTTTTGTTCATCGCCCAATATAGCATAAGCAGCTTGGATATCCTGAAACTTTTTAGTATCACCACCCTTGTCTGGGTGCGTGGCACTGGCAAGCTTTCTGTAAGCTTTTTTAATGTCTTCTTGGGTGGCGTTAGTAGGCACACCTAACGTTTCGTAAGGATTACTCATATTTTAATAGGATATTCATGGATATATTGTACATTAACCAAATATTTATGTCAACATAACTCTATTGAAAATAGATAAATATGTTTGTATTCAAGGATATAGTATGTCAGAAATATTGCAATCTGCGAGTGAAACAAAAAAAGAAGATTGGATAACTTCAAAATGGCGTCCCATGATGGGATGGATGTATATGTTCGTATGTATATGTGATTTTGTTTTATTTCCAATATTATGGAGTTTAATACAAGCGGTAACCCACGGTAATGTATCAACACAATGGCAACCTATTACCCTACAAGGAGCCGGTCTATTTCATGTTTCAATGGGAGCCATAATGGGTGTTACTGCATTTGGACGTACCCAAGAAAAATTAGCAGGTATCAATAATGGAATTAAGGAATAATAATGAAAACTTTATTTGCAATTATCATATTAAGTATAACAGCTTCTGTTAGTGCCACTGAAATTAAACAAGTATGTACTCCAATTAAAGATCAAGCCGGTCATGCTGTATTAAATAAAGATGGAACAACTAAGCAAACTTGTCGTACTATTAAAATACATAAGAAATATGATGGCACAGCAGTACCTACCAAGGCTCCGGCTAAAACTTCTATAAATCCGTATGGTTTTGATCCAGCTGTGCAAAAACGTCAAAAAGAACTAATAGCAGCCGGCGCTAAAATTACGGCAGATGGTGTTACTGGTCCAGCCACTCGTCGTGCCGAAGCTGAGTTCGGTAACCTAGTACCTAAAAAATAAAGGAAATTAAATGAGTCAGGGATTTACATTCAACTTTACACCAGATCAACTGGCACAGATTATACCAAACAATCCATATGTAAAAGAGTGGTATGATGCTCTATCACGTATATTACCTGATTATGAAATCAATACAATACCCAGAGTAGCTGCTTTTTTAGCACAATGTGCCCATGAAAGTGCTAATTTTACCGCATTAAAAGAAAATCTCAACTACACAGCCGCATCATTGACCAGAGTATGGCCCAGTCGTTTTCCGCCAGATATAGCAGAGAAATACGCACACAATCAGGAAATGATAGCAAACAGAGCATATTGTGATCGTATGGGAAATGGCTCAGAATCTAGTGGTGACGGATGGCGCTATGCAGGAAAAGGTCTTATTCAGCTGACCGGGAAAGATAATTATACACGATTTGCCGAAAGCATAGAAACTCCTGTTGAACAATTACCAGAATACCTAGGAACATTTGAAGGGGCAGTACAAAGTGCTTGCTGGTTCTGGGAAACAAACAATCTTAATCAATACGCGGATTCTGGTGATATATTGAATATGACCAAACGAATCAATGGCGGCACTATTGGATTAGAAGAACGTACACAGAATTATCAACATGCAATCCAAGTATTAGGAACACAATCATGATGTGGCTACTCTCACTTATTCCAGACTTTGTGTATCACTTACTACTCTTAGCCAGCATAGTTGCTTTTGGTGCTTGTTATATTCTTAAAATGATACCATTTATTTCAGCAAATGTAGAAATTATTCGTGTTATTAGTGTAGTAGTAATGATATTTTCAGTTTGGATGGAAGGCGGCATCGCTAATGAAGCCAAATGGAAAGCTCGTGTTGCTGAGCTTGAGATAAAAGTTGCTAAAGCAGAGAAAGCTGCTGCCGAAGCTAACGGCAAAATTGAAACTGTATATGTAGATCGTGTTAAAGTCGTGAAAGAAATTCAGTATGTGGTTCAAAATCGCATTACCAAGAACGCTGCTAAACTTGACTTAACTTGTAAAGTTGATCCACTGGCCATTGACATATTAAATCAAGCGGCAGTAGTAGGAGCTAAGAAATGAAATCAGTTATAATTTTATCTTTATTATTTTTAACAGGTTGTGTCGCAACACCCGTGGCAAGAAATTTTCCAGATGCGCCTGCGTCATTAACAACCGCGTGCGAACAGCTTACTGCTGTGCCTATAACTGATAAATTAAGTGTTATAATAGCTAACGTAACTACAAACTATGGAAAGTATCATGAATGTAGTTACAAGGTA